AAGGGCGAAGCAATGGCGCGTGACATGATGGAGCAGGCACTTAATGGGACAGATGCAAAACTCAAGTTGGAATATCGCAAGTTAATCCTTGATAGGATCGAGGGTAAGGCCGGGGATGCTGACAAAGATGTAAAGCGGGATCGGAGTGTGCCCGACCGGATAAGCGACCTTAATCGAGAACGTTTGAACAATGCAGCAAAAGAGATTGCGGAAGCACAAGAACAAAGCGACTAAAAAATATTCATGTGCTTGTAATAAGGGTGCGTGTGAGGGGATTTGCCGGGAAAAGAACCTATTTCGTGAGCGAAAAAATTTAAGTATTTGCCCGGCGGCTTTTCAAGAATAGAGGGGGGGTGTTGGCTTATCTTAGGCGAAGGTTACGCAGTAAAACCGGCACTTAAAGAACCGTTCCCTTCTGGGAGGAAAACGTGGCGCTGTCCAAAAACAGATTTGATCGTTCCGATGGAAATCGGGGCGAATCTTGAATACCGTGAAAAAATTCTACACAAGGCGAAACACGATTCTGCTATGCAGGCTGATTTGTTGGCTGCTTGTCGAGACAGTTTGCTTTATTGGGTTAATACCTTTTGCTTTACAAAATGGGAGTGGGAGTTCGATCCAATATTGAATCAGATCGTCCTGGCAAAACAGGCGCATCACCCATTTGTTACTTTCGAGCGGCAGGACGAGTTTTATATTTGGTTGCAAGAGCGCTTTGCGAACGGCAAAGATGGTTTGGTTGACAAGTCGCGGCGGATGGGGGCGTCGTGGTGTTGCATTAATTTCTTACATTGGCTTTGGTTGTTTAGGCCCGATACCGAAATTCGTGAAATGTCGCGATCTGAATGGTATGTTGATTCAGCGGTTTCAGATAGTTTGTTCTACAAGCACGATTATGTTAACCAATGGTTGCCCGAATGGATGCGGCCCCCTGGAGTGTTGGAGCGCGGCAAGAACAATCGGACAAGTCAACGAATTTTCAATGAACTTAATGGCTCTACAATAGCTGGTGAGTCAACAACGAAACACGCACTGTCTGCGGGTCGATGCGCAGTTATTCTCATGGACGAGTTTGCCAAGGTTGAAAACGGCGACGCAATCAGGACATCGACCGCCGATGTTGCCCCGTGCCGGATAGTGAACAGTACCGTTGCCGGGCCGGGGACATCCTTTTCGGAGTGGAAACATTCGGGGCTAATTGACGTTTTTTCGTTGATGTTCTGGGATCATCCAACGATGGGCGACGGCAGATTTGTTCTGCAAGACCCAATAACAAAGACTTTTCAGATTTCCTCAACTTACGCCGAGCACGAAAAGACCCGGCGAAGTGAGAAGGAACTCGCGCAAGAATTATACGCTATTGATGCGTTGGCTGGCGATACGTTTTTCTCGTTGAAAGAAATCAACACGCACATTGCGTTGAACGCCCGGCCACCTGTTGCTTTATATAACATTGATTTGAAAAAGGGTATTGCCAATGACCAACTGCCGCAAATTATTCAACGGCGTGACACAAAAGTTTATACGATGTCGAAACCAGGCAAGGGAAAACTCGAAGTCTGGGGGAGGCTTGTTGATGGACGACCTGACCAGAGCAAGACTTATATCTTTGGGATTGATACATCCAAAGGCCAGGGAGCTTCCGAGTCAGTTGTCAGCATTAAGTGCAAACAAACTGGAGAGATTATTGCAAAGTGGAAGTGCCGATTTACGACTCCGGCTGAATTTGCCAGAGTCATTGTGGCCTTATCTTTGTGGTGCGGAGGAAGTGCCCCCCAGAGACTGCCTTATTTGAAATGGGAGAACAACGGCCCCGGTTGGGAACTGGGCAAGTTGCTGGTGAAGGATTTCAAGTATCCGCATTATTATCGTGCAAAAAGTGTGGGGACAGTAATTGAAAAAGAGGGGAAAAAATATGGATTCCAGACATCCAGAGAGTCAAAAGAACTGTTGTTGCGGGCCTACGAACAAGCGTTGTTACAAGGTCGGATTATCAATCACGATGAACGGGGTTTGGAGCAAGCTAAAAAATATATTTATTACCCGAATGGTGGTGTTGGCCCTGCGACTTTGCAGGATAAAAAACTTGCCGAGCGTTTGTTACATGGTGACATTGTTATTGCAGATGCGCTGACAACTGAAGACAAAGAAGTCGGCACGCCGAAATCAAAAAAGGCTGGGCCAAAATACGGAACGTGGGGGCATCGGTTTGAGTCGTGGAAAAAGAGTAAAGCAAAAAGTAAAGGTTGGCGGGAAAAATATAATTTTGTGTAGGGGGATAAATGGAAAAACAATTTGTTCATAAAAATTGGGAAGTGTCTTTTAGTCTTTGTCACCAACTTGGAACTTACGGGAATTTTGCACTGCCATTTCATGTTAGTTGGTGGTATTCAAATGACGTTCTTGGAGCTTTTGGAAACAGGAATTTTGAAATAAGTGTGTATTTTTTATGCTTCAGGTTTGGTGTAGACATTTGGAAATGGCGCAAGGGAGAGTGATATGCCACAAGACGTGGTTGCAGCGAAGAAAATAAGCGGAGTCGTAAAAGAAGGCTTCGAGTTTATGAAGCACTATTGCGGTGCGCGGGCGATGTTCATCAAGGATTTCGTCGGCCAGTATTACAACAAGCCTAAAGGCATGACCGGCGACTACCCCATCAACCTGATATTCATGGCGATTCGCGTGTTGATTGCAAATCTTGTGATGCAGAACGGCCTGAACAAAGTCACCACTGACATGATAGCCCACAAGGAATATGCTGAATTATTGGGCCTGGCTCTGGACAAGTCGCAAAAGCAACGCAAGCTGCACAAGGTTCTCCGAGCCGGTGTGGTGGACATGCAGTTTGGTTTCGCCGCTTTCAAAACTTCGATTGCTGCTTCAGGTTGTTTGCTGCAAGTGGGCGATGACATCAACATTGACCCCGGCCAGGTTTACACAGACCTTGTGCCGCTGGTTGATTTGTCGATTGACCCAACGTGCCGGAGATTTGATGAGGCTGGATTTATCAGCCACAATATTAGAATCCAGCGGCAGAAACTTTTGGACGCCGATGAGTGGGATCACGATTTGGTTCTGTTGCTTCCAAAAGCTGATACGCATCCGTTTGTGAACGGGCAAATAAACAAACTCAGTAGTGACGCCGCAGTAGCACAGGAAATGAAATCGTTGCAGGATTATGTGTACGTGTGCGAAACATACGTGCCGGAAGCACAGGCGATTTGCTACGTGCCAAACCCGTATCAGACGACATTCGATAAGTTCCTGCGGGTGCAGGATTATTATGGCCCGGACGAAGGGCCGTACACATTTGGCAGCTTGACGCCGCCAGTGCCAGAACAACCTTTGCCGATAGCTCCGGTCGGGGTGTGGCGCGATTTGAATAAAATCGCCAATGAAATTTTCAAGAAAATAATGAATCAGTCCGAGCGGCAGAAGGATATTACTTTGTACCGCCCGGCTTATGCTGATGTTGCCGATGCAATCCGGGAAGCCCCGGATGGTGAGTGCATTGCGTGTGATGATCCATCAGGAATAAATACACTGTCAATCGGCGGGCAAAACCCAATTAATGAAAAGATGGTTGGTGAAATCCGCATGTGGTTTAATCTGATGGCGGGCAATATCGAGCAGCAAGGTGGATTTTCAGCCCCGACAACGACAGGTACGGCCACAGAATTTCAGGGTTTGCAGGGTAATATTGCACTGACTTCCGAAGACGCCCGCAAACAGGTGTATGAAGTGGCCGGGGAAATCAGTAAAAAAGAAGCGTGGTATTTGCACACTGACCCACTGATGTTTGACCCCAGCGGGCAGAGTGGTATTCCGCTGACACGCCGAGTGACGGGCGGCAGGGAAGTTCAAGTTTGGCTCACGCCGGAACAGCGGATGGGTGTTTTTCTTGAGTTTTCGTTTAACATTGTCAAGCGTTCAATGGGCGTGATGGAACCGGCAATGCGGGCCAGACTCATCATGGAATTTTATACTAATGTTATTCCCGCCGTTATGAACTCCGCACTAATCGCAATGCAGCAAGGTATCGCCTTCAACGTACCCAGAGCTTTAATGCAGTTGGCTGAAGAACAGGGCATCGAAGATATTATGCTCGAAGTTTTTGAAGACCCAACATTCCAACAGCGGATGCAGTTTTTTCAACAGCAGGGGCCGAAGAACGCAGGCAAGGGGCAGGCCAGTATGGGGGCAATACAGCAAAACGGTGGGTTGGCGTCGGCACGACCGATGACAAGTCCGACACAGGATTTTAATAGCAATGCACAGCAGACTGCCGGGGTTGCGCAGTCGGCTATGAAAAGTGGAGGTTTGTAAAAACACATGTCAGCAATAGAAGTAAAAACAGAAAAGGATTACGCACGTGACGCCAGCTATGATGTTGACACTTTAATTCGTGCACAAGAAGTTTTAGCTGATCCAAAACGTAAAAAATTTGCATTAGCTGAAATACATAAACGTAATAATGCAACCGATAAAGCTGCTATACAGTTAGAAGCAAAAACGACTGAGCGGCTTAAAAAACTTGGGAGTGTCAAATAACGGGCGTCCGAAGACATCAATACGCAAAAGAATTGGAAAAAAACATTGCCGCTGGCATGTCACTTGATAAAGCACACAAGGCTGCAA